ACGATGCTCTTGATGGACACGGTTCCCCGCGTCGTCTTCACAGGCGTCCAACTTGCTGTGCAGGACAGTCTGCCAGCCACGGTGCGGGTGGTGTTGATGGTGGCGTGGATGCGCCAGTGGTCGGCCTGATGCACGAAGCCGCACACCCCACAGTCTCCTGCCGTGTGCAGCCGGGCCTTCAGTGGTAGCGCGTCGCAAAAGGTGCCCTTCAATTTGCTGACTTCCCGGTACTCCAGGATCTTGGCGATGGCCGGGTGCTCCCACTTCAACGCCTCCAACTGTTTCTTCCCCGTGCTGATAGCCTTGCCACTCTTGGTGCGCTTGAGCCTTGACCCCCTGCCCACCTGCAAGATCCGGTACAGCAACTCCCCCACCTGCTCGTAGCTGTCTGGATTAAAGGAGAGGTCATCGCCAGCCTCGCCCACGAACCGCTCCAACTGGTCGGCTGGGATGTGCTCGATGATCTCTGCCCGCAACTCCCCCTTGCGGACCTCCAGGCGCCCGCTCAGGTCCCAGAGCCACTCCCGATCGACAGCCACTCCGACGCGCTGCATCCGGCGTATCTGGTGGAGGGGGAGTAAGTCCAACTTTTGCACGTTGGCAGGGGCAGGGCGGCCGGGTAGCGTGATGCCAGCGTAGAGGCTCATGTGTCGTAGTCCCCCTCGTCTACCCGCCACTCCTTATCCACGATCCCCTCTCTCAGCCCCTTCAATATGGCCGCCACCTGCCCCGTCACGTCGGCGTCCTGGCAGGCATACCGCACGGCCTCGGCTTCAGGCACGTGGGCGATGGAGGGAATCGGATACCCTGTCAGTCCAGCTTCCTTCATCTTGTCCCATAGCTCGTAGGTAGGCTTGGGGGCGTGGGTGAGGAGGCGCTTCAGATCCCTCTCGCGCTGAGAAGGCCTCCAAGAAATTTTCACCTTGGTCACTAGTTGAACTTCAACCTTCTCTCGCCTGCCCGATTCCTCGTCCCACTCCCGTATCAGCCAGTCCTGAGCGGCGCGCCGGGAGTAGGGCATCACCAGGTCTTCCCACGAGCGCATACGTATGCCCAGCAGGCGCCAGCCCAGTGCTTTGAGTCCCTGGGGCTGATTGCCCAGTTGGAACGCCTCTTGCATGGTGTCTCGGAAGCGCTGGGGCCGGATGCCCATATTCTCCAGCACGTCAAGATCGTGGACGGCGTGGTGGAGGATGAAGGTCGAGCGGTACGCGAGCCGGGAGAACCACATCGGTATCTCGGGGTCGGAGGCACGTATCAGGCGGGAGTGACCGGGACGCAACGAGTACTGAAGGCTCCAGGGGCAGGGACCATCATTCTCGGTGTCCACCGCCACCCATTGCCTGTCGAACCCCAGGAAATCTCGTTCCAACTCGGTGATGTCCTGCACAACGCCGTAGTCCAGCGCTTCCACTGGCGGTCTCGGTGCCTTCCACTTCCCCCTCCGCCACCTGCCCAGCCGCTCCCAGTCCTCCAGCAGGGGGGTCATCATGCGGGATTCGTGCAGGCCGGCCGCGGGGTGGAAGGAGGGCCAGACCCACCCTTCCCAGTCCCCCAGGAACTCCGAATCTTCTGCCTGCACCCACACTGGCCGGCCGTGATCCAGCTCCAGCTCTATCTTGGGCACGAGGGAGCAGGCGGTGGCCCCCATGAGCACGATGATGGAGGGCTGGCAGTCGGCTATCTCCCCGGGGAGCCAGTGAGAGGCACAGTGACGGACTTGGGCGGGGCTCGGTTGATTGTTGTTGTCCCCGAGCCTGCACTTCACAGCGTTGGTGACTCGCACCTCCGGCCGTTCCCAGCCTGCCAGCCCCAGGTAGGTGGCATCCAGCTCTTGCCCAGTGTCGCCGACGAATGGTCTCCCCCTACTCGCCTCTTCTCGGCCGGGCTTCTCCCCGATCAGCAACGCGGGGCAGGGGAGTGGTCCTTGGCCAAGCACGATGCGGCAGTTGGGATCGCAGGCGGGGCAGCGGGACATCAGGGTTACCAGTGGGGCGTGGGCTGGCTGGGCTCGAAGTCCTGGGGCCTGAACGCCCGGTGTGCTTGGTCGGCCATCCGCTTGGTCCACCCATCGGCCTTGAGCAGGTAGGCCATCTTCTGCGGCGGGTCCTCCACGGTTCTCACCGAGATGCCGTCAAGGAATTCGATCACGTCAAAGTTCTGCATCACGCCTCCTTCGCCAACTCCTCGTTCACTGCTACTGCTTTCTTTCCGCGCCAGTCCTCTGTCTTGCGCGCGAACACCAGCAGCCATAGGGCCACTGCGCGGCAGGCTTCGGGCAGGCCATGCGCCAGCACGAATCCCGCTACCAGGATGGCCCAAGTCAATGTGGTCACCACTATCAACTCTTTTCCCATACCCTCTCCTTCGATCCGGGACGCCGGGCTGTCAGCACTATTCCCCCGTTGAATTGGGGTTTGTGACCCGACGCCCCGGAAGCCTACAGTCTCTTGCGTATCTCCCACACCGACCGCGCGGCAATCTTCTTCCCGATGCCCTCGATCTCCAGCCACGCCGACTCCTCAGCGTTGGCCATTACCTGCGCCGATCGAAAGCACTCAGCTGCCGTGCGGGCCTTCCGGTCCACGCCGGGCAACTGCATAGCCCACATCTCGCACAGGCTCACTTCCCTGCGCCGTAATAGCACACGCCTGCCGTCAGTGGGGGTGGCCGGCGCATACACCTGATCGTGAGCGTGGTGATCGTGCCACTTCTTGTCGTTCCAACCGCGGTATCTGTCCACCACCGCCGCCACCGTCTCCAACTCGCCGTAGGTGCGCCACACGTTGACGCCGGCCCTGAGCATCAGGCTGTCCAGGTAGTTGTCCACAGCCCGGTAGTGGACGCCCTCCGACCGCCAACTCTTGCCCGACGGTACCTCCACCGATCCATCCACGCCCAACCGCCACACCCCCTCCACGATCAGGTAGGCATAGTCGTAGCCCTCGCCGATCCCCGGCAACTGGTGCCCACTCAGGCGCCTGGACTTCATCGAATCCAGTAGATCCGAGATGGTCTTGCGCTCGACGACGATAGCACACACTCCCCTTGGCCCATTCCCGAGGAAGTCGAAGTCCCCGAAGTCCAGGCGGGTCTTGACCACCTTGATGCCATAGGGGAGAAAGTGGCGTTCCAGCTCGCCCGAGCCGCGCCTGTCGTCTAGGCGGATCACGACTAAATTACCTCCATTGCCTTTCGAACAATGGCTAGGAAGTTGATGGTCTTCTTCACCGCCATCGTAAATACCGCCGCCGCCGCCGCCGCCCGAATCACCTCAAGTGTCCTTTCCCCCCGCGCTTCCGCCAACCACATGGCCGCCTCTGCCGCCACCATTGCTGCTGCCCACGCTACCGTCGATGCCATCTCTACTGCCGACTTATAGGAGCGATCCGATCCATCCAACCAACATCGCGCCCACTGCCGAAAACCCTCATGCTGACTAACTTCGAGTGAGCAGAGTATACCGAACGCCACACATTGCTCGCTTGTAGGCTTCGGTGTATCGATGACATGGAGTGTGGTTAGCCTCTTTGCTCCACCTTTCAGCCCATCGTGGGCGACCGATTCCTGGATCTCGGCTTCCCAGACTAGTGGGTTTGCAAAATTCGTGTGGACTAGACATACGAACAATGCCAGCGCCGGATCGTCGTAGTAGTGGATCACGCCGCTGGTGCAGAGCTTTGCGCCCTCTCCAACTGCCTCGTGAGTCACACCCTCGCCCCACTTCGTCTCACCCTTCTCGCCCCGGCGGGTGTAACCGTCCTGATCCGTCAGTTTGTAGACTTTCATAGGGTGTCCGCCGCCTCCTCAGTTGGACTGGACGAGATCGCGGTGAGCACATTGGCCCAGGTGATCCGCTCGCCCTTGACCCCACTCTCTCCCAGGTCCTGCCCCTCCAGCAGAGTGTTGCCCTTGCACGTGATTACCCGCGCCCTGTACTTGGCGTCGAGCTGGTCGTCGCGTTCCGGTTGGCCCATCTTACCGTGCTTGGCCGTCAGCTCCAGGACGCAGGTCACGTAGCTGCCCACCTTGCCATACCCATCAGGTTTGAACACCCCACTTGGCGCTTGCTTCTTACGGCCCTGTTCGTCCACTTCCCCCGTGTCCTTCCAGATCTCCTGCGACCGATTCATCAGGCAGAGATTCTTGTACCTGAGCGCCGTGATGAACTCGATCAGATCCTGGTTGGCGCCCCCACGCATAAAGCTTTCGATCTGGTTGCGCCGGCCAAAGTAACTGAAGAGGATGTAGTCGAATAGCTGGGACGTATCGACCGCCACCGAGGCGATGGATGGGTGGGCCGCGGCCTTCATCCCGTACTCGAATATCTGGGCCACTATATCCGTGTACGCCTTCTTGATGAGGTCCCGGTCCTTGGCCACGGTGGCGTCCTTCACCGCCAACTCGATGGCCTTCTTGTCGCCGACGAAGGGCTTCTCAGGGACGAGGATCTGGGTGCCGTAAGCCTTCTTCCAATCGTCGATGGTCCCCTTACTGTTCTTGTCGAGGCAGATGAAGGCGATCGGCTCGGGCATCGTGCAGCCAAATCTGGTCTTGCCCGTGTTGCCGTCGCCGAACACGCACATGGCCGGCTTGTCGTCGGGCGTAGTGTCGTTGGTAAAGCCGGGGATTGTCAGTGTCTTCATTCGGGTACCGCTTTCTCCTTGTTCTTCAAAATCACGTTGGCCCAGAACGCCTCCACCTCGGCCAGCGGGAAGTGCAACAGGTGGGTGGTGTAGATGGGCGCGGGGGGCCGGTAGTCCCCATTGATCCAGAGCACGTGCAGGCGGCCGTATCGCCAGCCCCCCATCGCACAGTAAGCGGCCATCTGCCACATCCACCGGCGCTGGTCGGTGATGCGCTTGTACGCTGGGAGACTCCCTTTCTTGTCGGACTTCTGCCGCTGGGACTGCCACGTGGCCTTGAACTCCTCCAGCACGGCAGCATCGGGTACGATGTGTTGCAACGTACCCGTCCCAACTTGTGCCTTCTGTTCCCATTGGATCTCAAACTCACTCGCCCCGTCAGGCGTCGCGAAGATTCCCTGCCGCTCGATCTCCCCCGGCTGCCACAACAGGTCGGGGTACAGGCCCACCACAAAGTTCTCCCAGGCCTGACCGACAGCCATTCTCAACGGTACTTCCTCGTCATCGTCTGGCTCCTGCGACTCGAATGCTCCACTGGCCTTGAGGATGCCCGACACGTGGATGCCATGAGAACGCACCTTGGCGGAGGCGGGGGGCCTTCTGACTCGGTGGTTGCGGAGATCGTCCCAGGTTAGGCGCACCTCGGACTCAGAGATAAGTGTTGGCAATTGGATGTCCCCAATCCAGGGCTCCAAGTTGCCTCAATGGAAACGCGCTTCCCTTGGCAACCGGCCATTGGCTTGGCTGAAGCCCTGGATTCGAGGGACGCCTGACTCGTGGGAGGCGTCTGCATGGCGACCACGAGTTTTGAGGCCGGGCGTCCCGCGGCCAGTCGGTCAGAGCCCCGCCAGTACGTCTTCCTCGGGGCCGAATGTGATGGTGCCCTCCGTGGTATCGAGTTGGTAGCCGAACTTCGCCTGGTTGCGCTGAACCCAGGCTACGTCCTTGATGAGGGTGATGATGGGGACGTGGAGCTTGCTGTCCACCTTGTGTTTGTTGAGCAGTTGGCCAACTGCTACTCCCAGCGACTTCACGGTGAGGGTGGCCCCCTTCTGATCGGTCGCGAGCCGGGTCATCACCTTGCCCGCCATCTCCTCGGCCTCGCCGGCACCCTTCTTCGCAGTGCCAGTCGCCGTCTTCGCCTTCGCCTGCTCCTTGCTCTTGCCTTCGCCGGGCCCCCTGACCACCCTGTCCACCACCTTGTACGTGATGGGTCGGTCCTTGCCGTCGTCGCCCTTGATGGTGTCGTCCGTCACCAGACTCTTCATATAGAAGACGCAGCCCTTCCAGTCCGGCGCCCAGACCCGATCCGTGTACGCCTCCTTGACCTTGCCGTCGAGCGAGACCATCAGGTGCATCAGTCCGCTCTTGGGGTGGATCTGCCACGACTTGTCCAGGAGGCGCAGGGTATTGCCCTCGACGCCGATCGTTGCGCCAAGATCCTCGACCGTCTCCTCGTTGTCGTCGGGCGACTCGACCTGACCGGGGTGGCAACATGCCAGCGACTTCCCGCCGAGACTGAACAGCAGAGTTTCCTGGATTGTGTCTCCCTCGGAGCCTTCGAGCGGGTTCTGGTCCTCGTCCAGTCGGGTTACCGCCCATTTCAACGCCACGTAGGGCCCCCTGCGCGCGCCCGCATCCTGAACCACGGCCAGGGTCGAGTCGTCTACCCTGACAAATCCCTCCTTGAACTGGCCCCCTGTGTCTGGGGCGGCGTTCTTGGGGTTGAACAGACCTCTCAACGTCATATTTACCTACCTTCCTTGATTTGGGATTGCCTGCAAAATCAACAGTAGCACACGGTCGGTTGAAATTCAACTAAATTCCACGCCAACCCTTCTTCCACTCCCGAGCCATCCACGCCGACAACTTGACCCGGTGCTCCTTGGCCCCTGCCAGTCGCTCCTTCACCAGCACTCCATGCACCTCCAGATCCTCGACTGCCCTATACGCCGTGGAGTAGCTGCACCCGATGGCTTCTCTCAACTGCTCCAT